GAAGCGGAAGTCGAAACGGAAGTCGAAGCGGAAGTCGAAACGGAAGTCGAAGCGGAAGTCGAAACGGAAGTCGAAGCGGAAGTCGAAACGGAAGTCGAAGCCCACGAGTAAGCTCGTTTGAGAGGCTAAAAATACCAAAAGAAGATGATAATGATGCAATGTTAGTATGGCGTGCAACGGTTGACCTCATGCGAAATATTGGCGAACCAAGTAGTGCGGAATGGGTTTATCCAGGTGAAATGCCATCAACTGATAGATATAAAATTCAACAGGATGTTGAAAGATATGTTATGCTTACATATCCAAATCCAGGAAATGAGTTTCCTGGTATTGGATGGTGGACGCCAGGACAAGATCATGAATATGTATTTTTTCCAACTAATGGAGGTACATATGATAATTATATCTCGAATTATTATGTCTGGCATGACCCTGTGCCAGAAGGTCGGGGATTAAATCGACAACATCATCCTCATGTTGAAGATAAATTAATACAAATTGGAGAGTTAGCAGAAGATTGGGTTAATTTTATGACACAAGAATTACACGGAAGAGGGTCCAAATATATTAAAAATTATATAGATCGTTATATAGTAACGACTCGTAAATATTCGGTTAACTTTACTCCAGAGCAGGATAGATACTTAAGAGATAGTATAGCTAAAATTTTTAAAGAAACAGATGGTATACCTCACGATGAGGTTGAAGATCATGTTTGGCTAGAATGGCAACGCAGCATTATGGCTAACCCCGAAAATGGTCACGATTATGACAGATTTAACAATTTATCATTAGACCCAAATTTTTTAGACTATGATTACCATTTTGGTATAGTGTATAATAAAAAGGGTTTTAAAAAGGTACCCGCAAACAAAGCGGATGTTATTAAATTCAAAAATACGGATATAAAGCACAATCCACCTCCAAGTTTTAAACAACCTCCGCCGATTGGAACAACACGACGACGAAAAGCGAGAATGAGAGACAAAAAATTATTGAAAGAATACTATAAAGATATGAGAGAACAAGGAGACGACCCAGATGCGAACTATGATGGAGGTAGTAGAGTAACTCGAAAGCGCAAACAACATGGACCAAGATATGCGCGCAAATATTAAAGTAAAAAGAACAACATACTACATATTATATTATGATAAACAACTTATTTCAAATTATCATAATATTTTTCATTTCATTTATCATTAATGTTGCCCCGAGAGAATGGAAAATATATCCTGAATATTCGCATAGAATGTTGTGCTTGTATAATAAGTTGTTGGCGTAAGAATGAACATTTCATGTCCTGTGAGAGTTTCACTGGAAGACTTGGATTTGATAAGTGCGTCGATATCATAATAGTTCGCATCGTCGTTGAATATATTGCTAATCGTTTGTTCGCAGGTAACCAATCCTAAAAATCGGGTTTCAACACTTTGTGGTATTTGGCTAATTACCAACAAATTGTTGATATATTTTTCCACGCAGTCTCTCATATATGATTTATACATAGTTTGAAGATAGTAAGCGGTAGATGGTTCAATATTTTCTTGTCGCGATTGTGACTCATTAATGAGAGTAATCTTGTTGAACAAATAGTATGTGCGATTTTTCATATTATAAAGAATGTAGCTGGATGAACAAGTAAAGTCTCCGGTAGGATTATTGACAGTTATTTCACAAAGATAGTGCATTTCAGTAGATACAGGATTTAAGCATCTTTCCATTGGCGAAATAAGTCGTTGCTCTGTCGTCGGTTCATGTGACGATGAAAGTGACGCCAAAATCTTTGCGGTATCACAAGCTTCATCATCATCATCATAATCACCACCTTCAAACTGCTCCTCAACATAGTCGTCGCTGCTATCATTATCGCTGGCACCACCTTCGAATTGTTCCTCGACATAGTCATCTTCTTCTTCTTGCAGCAAGAGAGTAGTAGTTGTTGACTCGTCATGGTCGTATGTAAGAACATCGCGAGGAATGCTAGCGCGAGAACTGCGACGAGTTGCGGGAGCATAGATTTTATGATTGCGCAGTGCGGCTTTACGCGCAGAAGATGTAAACACCGAACCTCTATTGACTCTATTGCTGCAGCTATTGCTGCTTACAGATTGAAATTGATTGGAACCGTGACTATTATTATTATCATCATCTACAACTGCAAATCGAGTATTACGCGTCCTATCTCGGTCGTTTGAAGACGATTTAGTAACCGAAGAAGTTCTAGAATTTCTAGAAGCTGGCGCAGCCGATGCCGCAACTGTAGCCTGAAGCTTATTAAGAGAAGAACGAGTAAGAACCATAGTAGATAACGAGAACGAGATATGGAAGGTGGGAATAGATATAGTAATGTAATAATAATAGTTTAAGTTTCAATTTTTTATTGTAATGTATATATAATAGTATTTTATATGTCAAATAATAATATAGCGGAGCCGGAGCCGGGTGCTATGGCTGCTGGTGCTGAAACCAAAACAAATACCGCCTCCTCAGCCAAGACTGATAAACCGAATAATAATAAATTTGTAGATGTGACATGTGCTCCGCATGAAGAGAATGTAGTCAATAATGAATTTTCATGCTACTCATCAAAATCGCTTGAAAATTTAAAGGCGCTTTGGAATAAAAGACATCCGGACAATAAAATAATGGATACGGACCCGAGAATAATATGGACAAAACTAAAAAATAATATGCAGAATGTGTGTAATACAGAGGCGTGTTGGTTGCGCCAAAAGTTTGCGGAAAGTGGATTGGATAAAGAAATTATAAGTTATACATTTGCACCGCAAGCGCCAGAGACATGGAAAAAGAATCCGAATGAGTGGCTTTCGAGTATAGATATTGCGAATTCGATGAAGCAATACGAGCATGTAGTCCCTTCATTTTTGTTTATAGGTCCAACACCGATAGATTTTGATAAGGTTGTAGAAAATGGTAATTGTGTATGGAATGAATTATGTAATTTCGAATTAATGAAGCATATAAGACATGGTAAAAACAAAATAGGAATTATATTTAATACAGACCCGCATGATAAACCGGGTGCGCATTGGATATCATTGTTTATAGATGTGCGAGAGAAGGTGATTTTCTTTTTTGATAGCACAAGCGATGCACCGCAGAACGAGATAAAGCGTTTTGTAAAGAAGATACTCGAACAAGGTAAAAAATCGGGGATTATATTTAAGGTATATATTAATGATATTGCGCATCAAAGGGATGATACAGAGTGTGGTGTTTATTCATTATTTATGATTATTCATATGTTGACAGGTAAAATGAAAGTGCATGATTTTATGAATAAGGATAAGAAATTAACAGATAAATATATGCAGAGATTTAGACGCAAGTTTTTTAATGTAGATGAGAAGGTTGTAACGCCGCAGGTTGAATTTTAGATTATAATAATTATGTATGTAATAATAAATTAGAAATAGAATGTAAAAGTATTATAGTATATCAACTTATACTATACTATAATATAATGTCAGAATCATCTATCGAGACTCAAGAAAACAAGAAATTATTATGGGGTATATTAATGGAAGAAGGAGTATTTGATAAGATACCGCGCAATGTATCAACGGCCGATGTTCAGCGGATATTTGAAGGGACATTAAAAAATCTATCGAACACAGCACAACCCAATCTTCCTTTAATGGAATTAAATCGATTAGCGATAGAGTCGCTTGCGACGATAATTCCGCAGGCTGAGAAATATGTAACTATATCTGTTCAGGACGCTCGAAATAAGAAGAGACATGAAATCGACACAAAACTGAGAGAAAAGGAAGAAGAAAGCCGAACATTTTTGGAAAGGGTGTCACCGCCGCAGATTGACTTTTCCGATAAAAATATATTATATGCACGAGGTCGTAAACCATCATCATCACACCCAGAAAATTCAATAGTAGAAGTAGTCGATGTTACAAATGATGCAGTATCATCGTCATCGCCGTTAACGCTAACAAAGCCCACAGAATACAATGATGACATAAACGATTCGCCGATAGGGGATGATATGGACAGGTTAATTGCAGAGAGGATAGCCGCACGAGAGAGAGACTTTGCGGAGATAGCCGAGCATATAAAACCACCTGATGGTTATAAAATGGATACAATGATTATGCGACAACCGGTTAAACAACCGATGCGTGTATCGCAAACAATACACTCGTCACTGTTGGCGGTGGATATGGAAGTAAAACCGAAGGTTCGTTTTTCGGATACTGAAACTGTAGTAAGTAATGAAGAAACGCCACAGACAGTACATCCAGTAACACCGTCTGTGTTATCGAATCACTTTGAAGTAGATAATATTTATTCGAGACTCAAGCGAAAGACGCCTGCCGTGCCGCCGACACCGACACCCACACCGACGCCGACACCGCAAAACAATACGCCGAATTATGAAGAAATAATAAACGATTTGAGAAGACAAATCCTTGAAATAAAAGAGAATCAAAAGGATATGTTCGATAGATTGGATAGATTAACGAGTTATATTACAAGAGAGTAACATTGTATTTAACGCCTTCGCCGGTTGCGGGATTAGCAGGAATGATAATAAGCCTGCCTCGTTCGACTAAATTACCAATTTTATAAAAGTCTAAATCATATATAATATTTGTCGCGGTATCAACAGCGTATTTTTTACCCTGAACAACGAGTTCCTGTACGGCAATTTTCACATCTTTTTTATTTAGTTTTGCAGTTGTATCATCTTCTTCGCTGTTAATATCGGGTTTATAAGCGAGTGACGACTCACCGACGCTTGCGCCGAATGAATAGCAATTCAATTTCTCTTTAGATTCGGGATTATAGTGAATCATGCAATCGAACGATGATTCTTTAACAGCGGTTAAAATCTGTTTTGTGATGCGTGCTTTAATGTTTGATATTTCAAAAAGAGATTGGTCGGTGCTCATCGGTGTGACATTATCTGTTTTGCTTTTATCGTTCATGCGAATTGCCAATGATTCGTCATTATCGGGTGCCAATTGACGCCCACTAAACCGAGAAACATATAGAAACACATCAACGGTGCGTAATTCTTCGGGTAGGTCGATATGGCTGCAAATACGGCGAGCGCGACCGATAATTTGTTCAGTGCGAACAGGGTGCCAATATGGTTCGGCAATATGAACATAACGAACATTGCGCAAATTAATGCCTTCTGCGCCGGATGCGGTAATCATGAGAATTTTAATAACCTCGCCATACATATTATTTGTTGAGCGAAGCAATAATTGGTCGGTTATTGTTTTCGGGACATTTTTCCATTTACTATTAAAAATATTGCGGATAATTTCCTTTTCTTCCGAACTTTCAGACCCAGTGTAAAGCGCGAAACAGGGTCGCCCTAATTCTTCTTCTGTCATATCGATTGTCCAAATATCGGACGATTGTTTTATTTTGAAACGAGAAAACCCATTCGTTTCAAGAATTAGTTTTAAAATACCGATTCCTTCTAATGTGCGAAACTGGCTATATAATAAATGAATACCGATGTGTTCTCCATTGAGAATATTTTGAAGAATGTGAAGAAATTTTGGGCTATAGGTTGCCAATTCTTGAGGGATTAAATAACTGCCTGCGCTGACTTCGAGGTCGCGCATTGCTTTTGAAATAGCGGCTTGATACTGGAGATTATACTCGGTTTTGCTTGAACCTTCTGGAACAGTGTCGCAATCGACGGAACCAAATAATTTATCGGGAGCTTGACCTGGTTTACTAATTTCACATGCGGCATCACCTGTAACAATAAGTTCATCGTTGTCTTCATCGTTGTCGATACCATCGAGCATATTTTCGTCAAGTTCGCGTACCTCTTCTCCTGCGGCGGCGGCCCCTTTAGGGTTTCTTCCTTTTTTCGCGGGGCCTGCGAATGCACCAGTACTAGAACGAGAAGTAATCGCATTAGAAACGCGTTTTGAAATATCGTCGACAACTTCTATCTCTCCGCCGAGAGAAGCAGCCTTTGAGATAGCGGCCGACTCACCTTGATTATCGCCAGGCAATGGTCTGCGAATCGTAGGTGGAAAAACGAAATTGCAGAAAGCGCGAGAGAAAATACGGTATGTGGTTGAAACATCAGTATAAAGGTCGCCGGTTTTATCGCCACTTACAGCATCACCTTTCTTGCCCTTTGCGGGTGCGAGTTTTGCATTTTTCTTCTTTTGAGATTCTTGGTTTCGTTCAATATCGCGAATGCGAGAATAAATCGAAAATTGATAATCGCTCATCTCAGATTCAATGACATGAAAGTTGACATCTGCGTCATAGACGGGAAGAAGTTTTTCTTGCGCACTTCGAAAATAAGATGTAAGGCCTAAAATGCGTCTTATAAACAAATCGCGATTTTTTAATTCTAATGTAGAGGGGTCGATAAAGAAGGAATTAAATTCGTCCTTATTTGACGGTAATGCAGTATACGGGGCTTGCTTATTGGTAGATGCAGATACAACTTGAATTCCATTTTCGCGCAATTTTTCAATGATGAGTTTTTCAAAAGAAGAATCGCTAAGCATGCCATTTTCTGTAGCAGTATCATCGGTGATTCTTAATGCGACAGCGGAACCAGCAGAGCCAGCAGCACTAGTATCTACATCAATTGTTTTTACTTTATCATATTTTATTGGGTCAGCTTTACGAATAACGCCCTTATAACTAGAAGAAACAGTGTCGTATTCGCGAACAAAACCAAAAGGATTGCGAGTAATAATCAGTTTCTTTGTACGAGCATTATATTCCATATTATCGAATGATAGACCAATACCACGCGCAAAGTTGCCTGACGCAGCGCCTGACGCAGCGCCACTCTTCCCGCGTTTACCAGCCATAGCACCAGAACCAGATGGCGACAGACCGAAAATGCTTTTAAACGCATCAAGGTTTATTTTAGTTGGTCCGGCGATACCAGCTACACTTCCGGAAGAAGCGGCATCATTGATAGTAAAAACCCAGTTGTCGATATTCCCGCGCAAAATATTAAACAAAACCGCGATTTCGTTGGGGTAGTTGATAATCGGCGTTCCTGTCAGTAAAATGACCTTTGCATTTTGTGCGCTTAATAGGAAATCATATAAGCGATATGCCATAGAAGAAGGGTTTTTTAGTTTATTCACAATTCTACTTACAAAATTGTGCGCTTCGTCGATAACAACGACTGTATTATCAAATGGGTTCTGCGCATAATCTTTGGACCATTTTTTAATATATTCAGTTCGTATTCCGTTATAGTTAACGAATTCATATTTACTGCTGATCATTTCGGTAATTTGTTTATCAACGAGTACGCGTTCTCCGGCAGTTAATTCTGTCTCGTAATTACTGGGTTTGTTTACATTTACAAGCCAAGCACCACGATTTTTATAAATAAAATCAGAAGAAATATTCAAAATAGTAGCTAATGTATCGGTTAATTCTTTATCATCGCGAGAAGGAATGAATTCCCAGAATTGGTTTTTCTTATACATTAAATCACCACATTTAGTTTTCATTTCTTCCATATAGTTCATACGCAATGATGCAGGCGTCATGACGATAATTTTCTTGAATGTTTTTAGTCCTTCTGCGATTGCAATAGACGAGCATGTTTTACCACTACCTAACCCATGAAATAATAATAAACCGCGATAGGGCGAATAAATATTCAAATAATCGCGGACAATTTTCTGGTGTGTAAGTAAAGATACAGAAGTGGTTTCATCGCCGCCATATAACGATTCACATGAGATATCGCCTTCACCAGAAGTAAGTTCATCGCGATATGAACGAAAGAGAGCGTTAATGTATTGAATAAATTTTGCATGATTATTCATATAGAAGTTTGATGCTTGTATTTGCGGAAGTGGTCGATTTTTTGGTAGACGCTCTGCGATAATAGTGTCGCCGATTTTAACACCCATTGCAAGCGCGTATTTATGTTCGCTGGAATATTCTTCGGATTTCTTCGAAAGTTCAGTTGTTATTTTTTTTACAGCAGCAGCAGCAGCCGAAACAGGTACTTTTATTTTAGTAACAATCTTTCGACTAACAGAAACAGGTGGCTTATCCATTAATAATCCACTACCTAGAGATTCAGATTCAGATTCAGGTTCATTTTGAAGTAATGACAGAGATACCTTTTTAATAGCAGGAGGTGCAAGTGTTGTTCGCTGTACTAATTTGCGTGGCACTTGTTCTTCTTGTTCTATTGCTATATTTCTCTCTTCTAAATTTTGTGCTGCGGCAATATCTGTTTGACTACTAGATGGAATGCTTGAGGAAACCCCAGTTTTCACTACACCCTTTCGTCGTTCTAATATATTTTTCAATAGAACATCACTGTTAAATCCTAAATGTCGCCTATCGACTAATACTGGGCGAGATTTTGCGGGGGCAGCAGAAGCAGCAGCAGCATAGATGTCCTCCCCAGAAGAAGATGATGCTAGTTCTTGTTCTTGTTCTTTCGCAGCTACTGCTGCTGCTGCTACATTTTCTTGAAGCGTCTTAAAAGTATTTAATTTATCAGCGGGTGCTGGCATTGCTGCCGCCGGTAATTCTCTATTAAATCGTAGTGTAACGCCATTTGCAATTCCTTTTCCAATACCTACATCTTTATTAACATTTGGTTTTTTATGTAATATACTTAATATTGAACTTGCTGTAGCCGCCATTATTACTATTATATATATATATAATAATAACATATATAATAACACACACGCGTATAAGCAGTTGCTAAACCGTCAATATGCGAATACAAAATGCAAATGATAAGCTAAGATGATTGGGGTAGAATTAAACGAATTGCCAACTCGCATGTTGTTTGTTCAGCCTTCTTTTTGATTTTATGCGATGATTGTGCAAAAAACACAAATGCTTTCCCAGTTGTTTCCATGATTCTATGAATGCCGACAAATCCGTCTGTGATGGATTGAAAATGAATCGCATTTTCGGGATGTTCGGCGACTTCGTGAATAGCTTGTCCTAAACATAAAAACAAACCCATAGTATATCCAGAATCAGCATCACGAGATAATTCAATATAATCGGGTGTGGTTTTGAATTCCTTTTGGATCTTTACTTGAAGAATATTCTTATAATTGTCGTCATTTTTAATCAAACTAACCCAATCAATATGCTGTTCAAATACATTTTCGATGAAAATCTGTGCGATTTGGAAACCTGGACCAGAAACAAACACTTTTTCAAACCATTGGTCGTCATCACGAATACTAATCTTATTAAAATCCAAAAATAAAGCGCCAATAAATGCTTCAAACAAGCAACCTAGTTTTTTAAGATTGGTTCTCGTCTTCTTTTCTTCTGCATGTTTAGAAATAATAAACCAACGATGTAGTCCCATTTCAAGCGCGAATTTACCGATTGCTTCATTTTTAACGATTGCAATTTTTTTTTCAGTCATAAAGCCCTCGTTTTCTTTAGGAAATCTGCGATATAGGTAATATTTGGTAATACATTCGAGTACTCCGTCGCCGACAAACTCTAACCGTTCATTAGACTTGGTTCTTAGCGGCATTGCGCCTTCGGGTTGTTCCAATAAGGTAATGTTTTCCAACTCATTTAGCAGTTTAGGTCGTTTTATATAGGAACGGTGAACAAATGCACGGCGATATAGTTCGATATTATGAACTTGTGATGGCACACCATATTTAGAAAGAATAGCTTCGATATCTGGAACACTAATATCTTTATTTTCAGTATTATATGGGTTGAACACGTATTTTCCGTCTTCAACTCGTACAATATCATCGTCGTTATATATATTTTTCCCGGAAGACGATGATTGTTCGCTTGTTTCATGTCCATCACCAGCGCCGCCGACAGGTCCTCCCCCGCCGCCAAGACCCGACTCGGTAATATTTAGCGATATATTTTCATTTTCAGATTCAGTTTCAGATGAAGAAGAACCGTATGCGCCGTTCGTATATGTTATATTAGTGGTTGGTTGTGGTTGTCTTAATCGAAACATGTGAAGTGAATTTAGCAATATGTTTGGATATTACTATCGTTTCTTCGTTATATTTCATACAAAAATGTATTTAAGCGAATTATTAATGTGGTCATATAAATTAAATATTTATAATATTTATAATATTTATAATATTCGTTAACAATGGTTTTAAGTGGTCCTAAGCGCGTTTCTCGTAGGGCATCCCTGACAAATAGTGGTTGCCATTTTGGCAGTATGCCAGGCATTGCGCCGTCCGTCGGTCGTAGCAGTTCAATTTCCCTTGCTTATAAACAGGGCGGTTTGACATGCGACTGTCTTGGTAAGATAAGGTTTGCATCATGCGCCGACCAGTATAAGTATTTGAAGGATAAGAATCTTATCTTCAATTGCAAGATGACTGGTGGTGCTGGTCGTCAGTTGTGGACGAAGAATTGCTCTAGCAAGGTGGTTGTGTAAATGCGACATCAAGAAGGCAAGACGCAAATTTAAACTTTTATATATATTATATATTTGGTATAATATATACATCAATCAATGGCAAATTCAAAAGTCGCGCGTCGCGTAATGTTTGGCGGTGCAAGTTCTACAAACGGTATAGGCACGGACACTCGAAGCGGTGGTGGAGATAAAAAGGGTGGTTCTGCTCCATCAGGTACTGGTCAAATGCGTAGTTTTGCCATGAGAAATACCATGTCTGAGCCCGCAAAGCATAAGGATTTTGTGTTCAAGTTTATCGAAAGATTAAGTCCTGCGAGACATTCTGGTCCAAAGCTGTAAAGTACAGTAAATAACAGTTGTTACGATTATTAATATTAATAATAATAATCGTCATATTCATATTCATATTCATATGAATATTCCGTATTTAGCATAAAATACATATAAAAGATACATACGCATATAATTATGTATCATTTCATTTTTATATCTATCGAACAACATATTATCAAGTTGTAAAATGAAGATAGAAACGGATATTAAGCTAGATTTTAACGATGTATTATTTCGCCCAAAGCGTTCTTGTTTATCTTCGAGAAGCGAAGTGTGTTTAACCCGTGAAATTATATTTAAGAATGGTTACAAGTGGGAAGGCATTCCAATTATAGTGTCAAATATGGATACAGTTGGAACCTTTGAAATGTATAATGCGCTTCACAAGTTTAAAATTATAACATGTTTTCATAAACATTATGATGTCGCTGAATATCCGCAAAATTTAGATCGAAATTATTATATGATTAGCACAGGTATATCCAATGGTGACTGGATAAAATTAGAAAATACGATTAAAATACTGAATCCATTATTTGTTTGTATTGATGTAGCAAATGGTTATATGAAATCGTTCCTTGATTTCGTGCGTAAAGTAAGAGAACAATACCCAGATATTATAATTGTGTGTGGAAATGTGGTTTCGAGAGAAATGGTGGAAGAACTTATTATGAATTGTGGAGCGGATATTGTAAAAGTTGGAATCGGGAGTGGCAGTGTATGTATTACTAGGTTGCAGACTGGTGTAGGAATGCCACAACTTTCAGCAGTAATTGAATCCGCTGATTCTGCGCATGGATTAAATGGGTTTATTATATCGGATGGAGGTTGCACAACGCCGGCAGATATAGCAAAGGCGTTTGGAGGGGGAGCGGATTTTGTAATGTTGGGAGGAATGCTTGCAGGTCACGAAGAATCTGCAGGTGAGTTAGTAATTGAGAATGGTGTGAAATATAAGCTGTATTATGGTATGTCGAGTTCAACCGCGATGGAGAAATATAACGGCGGAGTTGCAAAGCATCGTTCAGCTGAAGGTAAGACGATAAAATTGCAATATCGTGGTCCAGTTGAAAATACGATACTAGATATTCTTGGTGGTATTCGTTCAACATGTACATATATAGGCGCAAAACGAATTAAAGATATACCAAAATGTACGACATTTATTAGAGTAAATAATCAGGTGAATAATGTCTTTTCAGGAAAGGAATATAAGGCATAAAAACATAATTGAATATATAAACAAATATAAACTCACATTATGATCATAAAGGTAGATTGCAGGGAAAGGGATATATTTTCATTATTAAATACCGAAAATATGGATAGTGATATTACGACACACGGTGAATCAAATACGAATGTAGACACGGGGACGGATATATGTACAAATAACACAGAACCACCAAAATTTTATATAATGGATTTGGGTGATGGTGTAACAATTCAAGTTCCAGTTCCAAAGCAAATAACACCCAAAGGGAAATCATCGTCAATGAAGACAATGTCAAAATCTATCGAACAATCAAATTTAAGCCATAAAAAAAGTGGACGACATAAGATTGTAAGCGAGCGATTAGCGATAGGAGACATTGCTATTATGAAAGACCAGTCTGTATCAAATAATGTAGACACAATTATATTATTCGAGAGGAAGACATTGTATGATTTAGCAGCAAGTATAAAAGACGGAAGATATAAAGAGCAGTCATTTCGTCTATCGAATGCAGAAATCCATAATCATAATATTATTTATATAATCGAGGGTGATCTATCGAGATATGATGAAAAACGCGGAAGAATATCCAAAACAGCGCTGCAGAGTGCAATGGTATCGCTTATGTTTTATAAGGGATTCTCTGTATTCCGCACAATGAATGCAACAGAGACAGCATCATTTATATATAATTTTGCGAATAAGGTGGAAAATGATGGAGAATGCGGGCATTATGTGAGTGGGAATGGCACAAGCGCCGAGAATCCAGAACCGGAAGATAATAATGGATATTGTGAAGTTGTCGTAAAAAAGGAGAAACGAGACTATATTACGAGGGATAATATTGGCGGAATAATGTTAAGCCAGATACCAGGTATAAGTGCGAAGATTGCAGTAGCAATAATGAAAAAATATGATAATTCGATGAGTGAATTTTTAGCTGATTTGAAAAAAAAAATTGATATTTATGAAGATAGTATTTGGTCGCCAAATTCGCCTGTTAATGATAACCGTAACAAAAACGATGATAGTCAAGTAAATATTAATATAACAAATTTATCACCTCTAAATGACGAAACAAATATCGTTCAGATAAATAAACATAAACTGCGCATTATAACGGAGTGTTTTAAGGATATAGAAGTTGTAGGGGGTAATAATGGTGGTGGTAAAATAAATACGCGAGGTATTGGTAAAGCAACTATTGAGAAAATATATAGGTATTTGTGTTAGTATTAAATAATATATAGTAGATATAGTATATATAGTATATATATTATGGCTGCACATCTCAATGCTGACTCTCTGCGCGCAGACATAGCATTAAAATTGCAGGGGGTAGATAATCTTAGGTTGTCTACATCGCAACCTGGTCCTCATGATATGAATTTTAGTCATACATTAACTCTGACTAGAGGAGGTGTAGTAATACAACCACCGCCAGTTAATACCCCCAGATATATTGAATTGAAGCCTGACATTCTTG